AACCGAACTTCATATCGTCGTTCCATCGACAACCCCCTTCCCGGCACCTCGCCGTAAGAAGCTGTCTATGAAAGAAGTTAAATCGAGTCAAGAACAGTACACAGTCGAAATAGTCATGCTGTTCGGCATGCAGCGCCGTCAGCGACGCCACCACTTCGTCGAGCGTCTGGGCGAGCGGAAACTTGTCGCAGGCGATTTCGCTCAGGCCGTCTTCGGTCTGAATGAAGATCGGTGCGGGAGCCTGGGCTGCGAACGTCGACTTGCCGATGCCTTCGGTTCCATAAAGCACCAATCGCGGCGGCAATGGCTGTTTACCGCGATGGATGCGGGCGAGCATACTCACGCGCAGACCTCCTGGGGTTCGTGTTGGGGAACGGAATCGACGCGTTCGACCTGGAACGCGTCTTCGCCGAATTCGCGGCGCAGAAAGCCGACGAACAGACGGTTGATGTCGCGACCCACCGGCGTGCCCGCTTCAATCACGCAGGCACGCTGGGCCGGGTCGATGTAGTGCGCCGCATCGAGTCGGACCTGGGCCTCGCCGTGCAGGCTCTCCGTCGCCAGCAGAGCCAGCAGCAGCGAGGCTTCGATCTCCTCCAGTGGCACATGGGGTTGAAACCCATAGCGATAAACGTTTTTGGTCATCGTGGTATCCTCGTGTCGGGCGGGTGCGTCTCTATCTGGAGAGCTACCCGGCCCCGACACGAGGTGACGGAACGATTTCAGAGGTACTCGCGCAGCCCCGCATGCTCGAAGCGCTGTCGCAAACGGCGCACGGTGTCGTTGACCGTGGTGCGGGGGATGCCCACCTCACGGGCAATTTCCGAAATCGACTGCGTCTTCAGTCGCTCGGCCAGGTCACGCAATTCATCCGGTAGGGCGGCCACAACGTCGGCCAGATCGCTGGCCAGTTGCGACAGGTCGTCCTCACTGCGCGGGTGCCGACAGCGGCGTGCATTGTGCTCCCGTTCGCCGATGGTCCCGGCCAGTTCGGTTGGGCCGTCGTCAGTGACTTCGATCATCACATGCAGCGAGCCGATACGGCGGTGGTCCCGCTTTTCAGCCTTCTTGTCGCGCAGGATGTTGGCGACATCCCGTTCGACCACCGCCGTCACAAAGCACTTGCGATGGGCATGGTTTGGATTGAAAGACTTCAGACTCTGTACGAGTCGCGTGAGCAGTTCCTGCTCCAGATCCTCGCGGTCCTGAGCGGTGTATCCGGCACGACCAATGATCTGCCGGACCTTGCGTTTGACGATGCCGAACTCGAAGCGCCCCAGCAGGGGCGTGTTGTCGTTGTGTAACACGAGAAGAACTCCTTCCCGGCCGGGGGAGGAGCGGGCGTGGGCCAACGACGACTGGCGAAGGGAATGCAGGCCAACGAAAAAAGCGGAGGCGATGCGAGTCGCGCCAATTGGCGTCGCCCACAATCGCCTCCGCTGTGCGGCCGGCTGAAAGTCAGGTGAATGGTTTGAAGAACGAGAACGTCTACGTGGATGCCGAGTCCGGGATCAGGCAGCAGCCTCCCGGATCAGCATGCGGAACGGGAGTCCGTGCTTGATCTCCAAAGTCTCGATGTGGCAGTCGCGGACGCGGTCAAGATGCTCGAACATCTCGACGACCTGCGACTTGAGCAGGAAGTCATCGGCAGCCAGTTCCGGCCGTGGGCCGTTGTCGCCGCCGAACTTGATCTCCCGCACGATCCCAGGCTGGGCATCGAGGACGGGTTCGGCGTCGCGGATGCAGACGCCCTCCAAGCGGCCAAAGTTGATGTCTTGCATCAGCTCGACCAGCCGGCGGCGGCTTAACGAGAGGCCGCCCTTCAAATGCTGCGGGTGATTTCGTCGCCCCCCGCCGGGCGCTGCTGTAGCTGCAACCATGTTACTTCTCCTTGTTGCGCTCGGGACAGCCGGAATGGCCATCCACACAAGGAGAAGTTTTGCTGAGCGCGCTGAATTACCGCTGGATGCGGCGCTGAAATCCCGCTGACAAACAGGATTCATCACCGATTCATCACCCTATGGCAATTTCAGTGCGTAATGGTCCTTGTTCGTGGTTCCATCGAGGTCGATCCCCTCGAACTGGGCCGTTCTCAGTCGTCGTCTAAGATTGCTCACGGTTCGTTGGATCGTGTTCTTCTCGGTCTGGTCGTCATTCCAGACATCGGAACCCAGTACGCTATTAGAAATGTAGATTCCCGGGCTCCGATTGAGCCTTTCCAGGAGGTGAAATTCACGGGTATTCCGGAGTTCGCAGGGCTTGCCCTTGTAATGCACGGTAAACGTATCCCGGACAATCTGCAGGTGGCCATCGGTTTCACCCGAAGGCGATGCGGCTGTTGCGTTGTTTGGCTGGGCTATTCCCGCGTGCCGTCCCACGGCCACGCTCAGCAAGCAATTCACTGGGTGGATTTGCTTGACTACTGATGCGGCGTCGGCACTCACGATCTTGGTGAGTGTATGGCAGATTTCGCGGGCATGTCGCCGATATAGGTCGAACACCGCTTCCGCTGCATCGTTGGCGGTCATTCCCAGATGCCTGATGAGCCGAGATGCTTCCGGGAATCGCATCATGAACGACTCAGCGGTCGTCAATCGCTCAATTTCCAACGCAGTGCCGACGTATCGCTCGATCATTGTCAAATCGGCCCCATCACGCGCGCCGGTGATGACATCGGAGGCATACATTTCCCGAGGATCGTCCTCGTTATCAAAGTCGGCAGCCAGCGCATTCAATCGGCGGTCGACGCATTGGGAGCATACGCCACAGTGTGTGTGCATCGTCGTTTGAGCCAACGTATGCGTACAACTGCTGGTCCGCGCACACAGCTGCGACACTCCGGCAGCCTTGATCTCCCTGAGAATGTCGGCTTTGGTCTTCCAGAGAAAGGGGTTCTCCACGATGAACGGTATGCCAAAGACCAGCGAGAAGAGTTCCTGAAACCCGGTCAAGACCTGTGGATGGGTCGTCCGCGTTGCCCGCCCACCCAGGGCCTGCGGACTAATCGGGAAATTCAGGCTGATGACGCCATTTTCGTAGAAGCGAATTCGGTCGCGGTTGAATCCTCGTGCGACCACGGCCGCCAGAGCCGCGAACAGAAACGACCGGCTTCGTTGTGTAAAGTCCCGACCGAAGTCCTTTCCTTTATTGACTTCAACAGCCACATGAAGCGGCTTGCGACTGCGGTCGTTGAACTTTCCATTGATGTCGGACACAAGGTCGCGCTGGCGTTTGTACAGTTTGCTCACAGAACGATGGCTTACGAGGACGACCTTACGCTGGCCCTGCAAGATTTCCTGCACAGCACCACCGAAGGAATCGAGGCCACCAGAGAAGAGGATGACTTCCTCGAAGCCCGCATCATCTGCGCCTTGGTCGTCGAAAAGATACCTTTCGACCGGCTGGTTCTTCACGAGCTTTGTGAAGCCAAACTCGTAGTCATCGTCGGACAAGAATCCAAGGGTCGAGACAAGCTTTTGCTGTACGTCCGGCCGGGACCATAGATCGTGACGGCGGACCGGAATCTCGAGCCGAAAATGCCGTCGCCATTTCTGGCCATACTCGAATTCCTTCGTGCCCCCGCGCGTAATCAATTGGTCAGCGGCATAGACGTAGGCTGCGATTTCAATCAAGTCGAGCGCTTCCGGGGGGAGTCCACCGCCGATCTTTCGTGTGATGTGGTGAATCTTCAGATGCAGGTGTTTCTTGCCATTCCCGAGCTGAACGCGGACCTTGGGCGCCTCACGCCACGCCTTCGTGCGTGCCGTAAGTTTCGCGCCACCACAGAGGACGAGATGCTTCTCAGCCATCTCGCTCCCCTCGAATCTTGATCTCGCGCCTGAGCTTGGTGAGCGCGAAATTGACGAAGTTCCTCGCCTTCGTTGTCGAGATACCGTCCTCGAAGTTGGCCTTCGAGTACCAGCCTCCGGAAAAGTCACGGACGATGATCGCCGCTTGGCGACAATGCGCCGCCAACTGGCTTACGAATTCATTGTGCTCTGCCGGATTGGCGAACCGCCCGTTTCCCCCGACATGATTCGAGAGTTCCCGGCCGAGGTGGTACGTGAGAAACCGTTGCGTGAACCGAGAAAAGAAGTCGTGAGCAAGAGTTGAGAAGCCGTTCTTCGTGGAAAAATCGTAGACGGCGTTCTGGACTTCAACGGAGGTCGTGCCAAACAGACTCGCGGAGCGAGCGCCGATCAACGCAGTGAGGCTCTCGACGGCCGACAACTGCGCCATCTCGCCGATGTCGGACCGTCCCTTGGTGTTCGCAAGGTGTTGGTCGATTGCATCCGTGAAGCCGCCGACGATATCAAAGAGAGACGGATTGCCTGGCGTGGCGACGCCCACCGCATTGAGCGCGGCTGCAAAGTCCTGTTCTCTCGCAGCAAGTGCGATCTTGGTCAGCAACCAGACCGCGTGGCAGAGTCCTGGGTCGTCCTTCGCCAGGTCGAGACCATTCTGAGCAGCTTCCGAAGTGGCCGTCGCAATTTGCGCAACGTCACCCCCTTCGGCGATCAGGCCGACTACTTTTCGCCAGTGGTTTGTATCGGGAAGCGTCCCGAGGCGAATGTGGCCCATGGGTTAGAATCCTGGGCATCGTCAGGCGTTCGAAGAATGCGCAAGTCCATGTTCTTTAGCCTTTTATCGGATTTTCTGTTGTTGCGGTCCAGTTTCTGATCATCTGTTTCAGGAATGTGAAAACTATTCCAGAAGCTCCCTCCACAGCCGCTGCTGCTTTCGCCAGTCCGGGACGCTCGCGATCGGCTGCAACTGGCGCAGGTGCATCGGGTCGTGACCGCGTTCGATGCGGGGGAGAAAGAGGATTTCCTCCTGGATGTCCGGGGCCAGCATCAGCAGGTTCATAATCTGGGTGATCCTGGCCCGCGTGACGTGCCCGAGGCGGGCCAGTTCGGCGTAGTCCGCGACCTCGCCGTCGCGGACGAGGCGGTCGAACCGGATGGCCAGCGCCATCAAGCGGGTCACACGCGGCACCCGGCCGGGTATCCGTTCAACAAGCGGGTCGGGGCCGGTCTCCAGGACGCGACGGCTGCCACGGCCTTGCCGCTCGAAGTGGATGTCATGTTCGACGGTGATGGGGCGGATCATGGTGCTTCCTCCTGGTTGGAAAGTTCTGCGGCCAGAGTCTTGATGCCGCCGGGATGGAACGTGACGGCAACCTTGCCTCGCGACCCGTCGTAGTCGACCCGCTCGACGAGCAGTTGCACCACGCGGGCCTGTTCACGCGGCGTCAACGAGTCCCACACCGGGTCGAAGACCGACATCGCCTTAACAATCTCCCGCTGGTCAACCACCGTTCGGCTCAGTGCCAGCGCCTGTTCGCGGACCTCCGTCGTCCGACGTTCTGCACCACGGATGCGTTCCTGAAGGTCGGCCAACCGGGCGGTCGCCGGCGTATTGCCGTCGGCGGGGGCAATCTGTTCCAGCAGTCGTCGAACCTCGGCGTCCCACTTTCCCAACTCTTTCTCGAGGCCACGGCGTTCGGCTTCAAGTTCGGCGAGGTGCGACTGGGCCTGCTGCCGGGCCTGGGTTACGGTTTCATGGATCAACTCCGGGTTCTGACCGATGGTGCGAATCTGGTTGATCACGAAGTCCTCGATCTCCGTTGCGGGGATCGACTTAGACGGGCACGTGTGCCAGCCCCGCTTCTGGGCGCTGCAGCAAACGTAGTAGCGGTAACGCTTCGTCTTATTCTTGGTCGCGTGGGTGGGCGTCATCGCGCAGCCGCAGGGGACGCACCGGAGAAGGCCCTTGAGCAGTGCCCCGAACTTGTTCCGCACGGCGGCTCCCCCCGTCCGGCCGTTCCGCTGGAGCAGAACTTGAGTCCGCTGCCAAATATCGTCAGTCACGATGGCGGCGTGTTCCCCTGCGTGAACCTCGTCCTTGTACTTCAACTTGCCGATGTAGGTGACGTTGGTCAAGAGTTTGTGGAGGCTCGTCTTCGTGAATTTCAAGCCACCCCGCTCGTGTCCCTTGCGGGTCGTCCATCGCTTGTTGACCCAACCCCGGCGGTCGAGTTCCATGATCACCGTGACCATCGACTGGTGTTCGAGGTACAGCTCGAAAATGGTCCGCAACCGGGCGGCCTCCTCCTCGTTGACGAGCAGTTTCGAGCCGCGTGGGTCGACGTCGTACCCGAAGAGCGGCATCCCGCCTGACCATTTCCCCTTCCGCCGGGCGGCGGCGATCTTGTCCCGCGTTCGTTCTGAGATGATCTCCCGCTCAAACTGGGCGAAGGACAGCAGCACGTTCAGGACCAGACGGCCCATCGAACTGGCCGTGTTGAACTGCTGCGTGACGGACACGAACGAGACGTGCTGCTTGTCGAACGTCTCCATCATCCGTGCGAAGTCGAGGAGGGATCGACTGAGCCGGTCGACCTTGTAGACCAGGACGCAGTCGACCTTGCCAGTCTCGATGTCCGCCAGCAGGCGTTTTAGCGCCGGGCGTTCCATATTCCCGCCGGTGAACCCGCCATCGTCATACTGGTCCGGGACGCCGACCCAACCTTCGTGGGCCTGGCTCTTGATGTAGGCCTCACCCGACTCCCGCTGGGCATCCAGCGAATTGAATTCCTGGTCGAGGCCCTCTTCCGTACTCTTGCGGGTGTAGATGGCGCATCGCACCACGGAACGCGGGGGCGGGGTCTTGCTGATTTTGCTCTTGGTCATCGGGTTGTCTCCTAGTTCAAGCGGAAAAAGAGGTAGCCGTTGCAGTGTGACCCGGTGATTGTCTTGGCGACGGCGCTGAGCGACCGGTACACATCCCCCTCGTATTCGAAACCATGCGGCAGCACCCGCACCTGGAGCGTCTGCCCTTTGTACTCGCGGGTGATAATCGTCCCCGGCAGCGGGAGACGGTCGTCTCCCGTGACACGGATCGTTGAGGTCGTGGTCCGTTCGGGCTGCGTCGGGGCCACAGGTTTCGATTTGGGCGGCGACATCCGCAGGTCGGCATCATTGGCCAGTTCGTCGGCCCGCTGGCGGGCGCGTTCGGACAGGCCGCCCTCGGTTACGGCCTGCAACCGCCAGGCGATTCGCTTCAGGAGCCACGTCTTGTTGCCCGTGCGGGTCTCGTCGCCGAAGACCTCGGCGTACTTCGACCGCAGTTGCTTGACGGTCATCCGCTGCAGCGCGGCGACCTCTTTTCCAACATTCAGTTGCATGCTCACTCTCCTCTCGGGGTTCTCGGAAACCGTTAACCGTCGTGGTCACTGAGCACGGTTTCGGACGGAACCTCAAGGCATGCTGAACCGGCGTTCGGCGCGGGTTCCGTCGCCAACGCGAAACGGGCGCGGAGCCGCAGAATCGCGGCGGCGAAGATGGACGCCAGTTCGCTCAGCCGGGCGTCGGGAGAAAGGTGGGCGGGGTCGTCGAAGGGGCGCATGGGCGGGCTCCGGTTGGGGAGTGCCCACAGCGGCCTACACTTGGCGACCGGTACGCTGTCTGGCGGGGAATGAGACGGGGCGTGCGGACGCCCTATCTGTAGAGCTACCCGGCGCGAGTTCGAAGTGACGAAACCGGGGTCCGAAAGGGACCGGGTTGTTAACTCCGAGAGGGGTGTTAACGCGAGAGTCCGAGAGTTTTGGACCGAAATTCCGGGGCGCGAACGCGACCCTGAAGGTTCCTTCCGCACCCCGGTTGATCTCTCTCGAAACGGAGAGCGCTCGTGTTGCGGGCGGGGCGTCGCAAGTCGTTGCGGGACTGGCGTCAAAACGAAAACGCCGAGAGCGTGAACTCTCGGCGTTTTCCGTTAACTGGTGTGTCGCGACGGTGCGCGGCAAAACAAAAAGCTCCCCGAGTAGGACTCGAACGTAAAACCCAGTGGTTAACAGCCGCATGCTCAATCCCGAGTTTTGCCCGAAGTACAGTTCACATCACAACTAGCGACGAGTTTACGCAACTGATGGTTTTCGGCGGGTCGGTTCACCGACACATCCGGAAGTCATCAAAAATGTGAACTCCGGTTCTGGGCCTGAAGTAGCATGGGGATGTCCTAAAGTCGCGTTCCCGTTTTGAGAGCGTGGTCGACGGCTTGAGAATGAGCCACCCCCTCAATGAAGTCTTTAATCCTCGTTACACCGAAGATGTGCGACATCTTGCTTGGACGCTGAAAAGGGTATTTTCAATTCCTTCCAGACCACAGTTTGTCCGGGACCGATGCTGGACAGCGAAAAGGTCTGCGAGTGCGGTTGGGTGCCGCCGTGGAATGTGACGGTTAACGTCACTTTGCTGAGGGGAAACTTTGACTGATTGGTCAGATAAACTTCGTCGCTAGCAGCCTGTTGAAAATCGCCACCTTATCTATCGTGGCGGTTTTTAGGCGGCGACCGGGGCGTCGTTTTGTATGATTGCGAAAAATGAGTTTCGATGACTCACAACTGGT